TATATCTGTGGGTTAGACCCTGCAATGGTAGGAGATACCGCAGCTATCTGTTATGCAATAGATAGAGCTACTAGTAAACGCTATATTGTAGATGCTATTAAGATTACCAGACCTAGCCCTGCTGCTATTAGAAATTTAATATTTGATTGGACATCCCTGTACTCACCTAGTGAGTGGATAGTCGAGAAGAACGCCTTTCAATCTTTCCTAACACAAGATGAAGGTATCAAGATGCACTTAGCATCTAAAGGTGTACAGTTTAAAGAGCACCATACCGGTAGTAATAAATGGGATGCAGGTTTCGGTGTAGCATCTATGGCTACCTTATTTGGTACTAAGCAACACGATGGTAAGCACCATAGAGATAATCTAATACACCTACCTTCAGATCAAACTGAAAACATTAAGGCTCTAATCGAGCAGTTAATTACTTGGTCACCTACAACCAAGGGTAAGACAGATATGGTAATGGCTCTTTGGTTCTGTGAGATCAGAGCAAGAGAGATGCTCAACTATGGTAAGTACCAAACACACCATCTTAAAAATCCATTCCTATCAAAGTATGAACAGAGCAAGAGAACAGTCGTCAACCTAGATGAACTGTTTGCAGAAAAAGAACGTACATTCATCTAAGGAGAAAAGCAAATGGCAAAACCAAAAGATAAGAAATCATTAATTCAAAACATCACAAACCGCTACCGAGTAACTGCTCGTGAGGCTCGTGATATTGTAACTGCTGTTAGTTCAGTTGCTGCATCATCAAGTACTGGAAGATTGAAAAAAACTGGATCTAATTTTGTTAAACAAGTAAAAGAAGTTGGCACTGCTGCAACTACAGGTAAAAAAGGTACTTCATCAGATATGACTAAAAAGAATATATTAAAAGGTGAAGCATATACTTATCGTAAAGGTACACAACGTAAGTAATCAACTTTATTAAGGACAAAAATTGTTATCTACTAAAGAGGTAGTCTCAAAGATAGATCGGTTGAAGAACCGCTATGCAGCTAGAGACCAGCGTATGCGCGATGTTCTTTCTGTGCGCCAAGGTGATATATCAAAAGTATATCCATCTATGTTCTCAGAGGATTACCCAAAGCCTTTAGTTGCAAACTTTGTAGATGTAGCAGCTCGTGATCTAGCAGAGGTAATGGCACCACTGCCATCCTTTAACTGTGCAGCAACCAATATGGTATCTGATGCCCAACGCCGTGCTGCTGATACTAGAACTCGTATCGCAAATTATTATGTTTCCTCATCTGATCTACAGATCCAGATGTATCAAGGTGCTGATTACTTTAACACCTACGGTCTACTACCTGCAATGGTGGAGATGGATTACGAGACAAACAATCCTCGTATCCGTTTACTAAATCCATTTGGTGTATATCCTGAGGTAGATAGATTTGGTCGTTGCCTATCTATATCACAGATCATTGCATCCGATGCTGAGACTATCGCATCCCAGTATCCTGAGTATTACGATCAGATAATTGGTAAGAGTGTTTATGCTTACGCATCCCCTTATCTATCTATCGTTAGATACCACGACAAAGACCAAGACTTAATCTTTGTACCAGAGCGTAATAACCTAATTCTATCTAATACACCTAACCCAGTAGGTAAGTGTTTAGCAAGAGTTGCACTTCGCTCATCCTTAGATGGTGAAGCTCGTGGACAATTTGATGATGTCCTATCTGTTCAATTAGCCCGTGCTCGCTTTGCAGTATTACAGATCCAAGCAGCAGAGAAATCTATTCAGGCACCTATCGCTATTCCACAAGATGTACAGGAATTAGCACTAGGACCAGATGCGATTATGCGTTCTGCTAATCCACAAGGTATTCGTAGAGTTCCACTAGAACTACCAGCAGGAGTCTTTACAGAGTCAGGTGTACTAGAGCGTGAGTTAAGATTAGGTTCTCGTTATCCTGAATCTCGTTCAGGTAATATTGATGCCTCTGTTGTTACAGGTCGTGGAGTTCAAGCATTACAAGCAGGTTTTGATACACAGGTTAAAGCAGCACAAGCGCAGTTTGCTAGATTGTTCCAAGAGTTAGTTGCACTTTGCTTTGAAGTAGATGAAGTTGTCTTTGGTAGTATGACTAAGACTATTAAGGGAACCGATGACGGTACACCTTATACAATGAAGTACACACCATCTCGTGATATTAAAGGCGAGTATGGCGTAGATGTACGTTACGGTATTATGTCTGGTATGGATCCTAACCGAGCCATCATTGCATTACTACAAATGCGTAGCGATAAGTTAGTGTCCCGTGATTATGTTCGCCGAGAAATCCCAATGGAGTTAAATGTTACGCAAGAAGAACAAAGGGTTGACATTGAAGAAATGCGCGATTCTCTTCGCGTTGCTGTTGCTCAGTATGCACAAGCTATTCCCGCACTTGCTGCCCAAGGTCAGGACCCATCTCAAATCATTACAAGAATTGCTGAAGTAATCCAAGGCAGACAAAAAGGTTTCCAACTAGAAACTATTATTGAAAAAGCATTTGCACCTGAACCACAACCACCAGCACCACCAGTTGCTGAACAACCTGCTATTCCAGCAGTAGGAGCGGCCCCCGTTCCTGCCTCGCAGCCAACTCCAGAACAACAAAGCGGAGAGGCCCCTGCTGCTGGACCAAGACCAGACATCGCACAACTACTCGCCTCCATTGGCGGAGCAGCATAAAATAAGGAGGTGAAAATGAAAAAGGGAACATTTCAAAAGTCTGTAGAGGTCAAACCTGTACAAGGCAAGATGGATACATCCAAGCCAGTCGGCGGAGAAGTTAGATTCGGATATACACCGGCAGGTCGTAAAGGAACAAAGGCTTAATTATTTTATTGACAGGAGCGCTGGGTGAAAGATAATAACATCAATCGCCCAGTGCGATTGTCAGATTACTTAGTAATAATATCAGGATTCTTTTTAAATTTAACATCAGTGATAGAAGCACTTGCAGATGATCTACACCAATTAGCTATCTATCATTCAACTCAGAAGAGCCAAGAAGAAAAAGTTTGGCAAGAATTTTCACAAGATTTAGAAACTTTAAAGGAGGAATAATGGCAAGAGGTCCATTAGCTGGCGCATCAGGTCCAGGTAAATACTCCAAGAGAACAGATATGGGTTTTGGTTCAACATCATATGGAGAAGGTGGCGAGACTGCTGCACTTAATACAGCAGCACCTAAGTCAAAGACTCGTGGTATTGCAGATAACGTAGGTGGTAGACCTACTGAAACAGTTGCGCGAACTCCAATAGCACCTTTATTTTCACCAACCCAAAGAGAAACTGAAGTAATTACTACAGGTATTGATATGGGTGAAGGTGCTGGTTCTGAAGCACTAATTATGCGCCAACCTGATGATAATAATTTTAGAGCAGCTATCTCATCTTATATGCCAGTGCTTGCTTACATTTCAGATCTACCTAATACATCTCCAGAAACTCGCAATGCGATTAGACAACTAAGGGATAATCTGTGAGTATATGGAACAGAATTGGTGATGTAGCATCTACTGTTGCTAGTAATGCTTTTAAATTTACTGGAGAAGTGGCAGGATTAGTAACTGCACCAGCCCGTTTTGCTTGGGATGTAGGAACAGCTCCTTGGAATGACGATGAAGAATATAATGGTTTTGTTAAACCTTTTAAAACTGCATCAAGTGAAGCAACTAAAGATATAATTAAACCGCTTGCATCTGCTGGTGGAGCAATTTATAAAGTACCAGGTGTAGCTGCTGCTGGAGAGTTTTTATACAAAGCAAATCAAGAAGTAATTAGAGAACCATTAGCCACATATGGGTTAATGAAGGGTCAAATAGATCAAGGTAGGGCTAACTTTTTTAATCCTGATGATTGGAAAAGAGCCTACAAAGGTGCTCAAGAAATAGATTTTGGAAAAGCAATTCTTTCTGGTGGCGTAGCAGCAGGTAGATTATCTTATGAACCACAGTTTAATATATATGATCCAAGAGAGAGAGAAGCCGCATATAAAAGCGGTATGTATAGTGTTTTAGAAAAAGCAGGAAATATTGGTATTCAAATATTTGGTGACTTAACTTTTGGTGCTGCTAAAGGTATACAAGCAGCAAAAGCAAGTACGCTTGGTGTCGGTAAATTAAAAAATTCGGATTTAGTAGCTAAAGCAGCAGAAGATATTACCAAAGCACAATATGGTGTAGATAATCGTTTTACTAAAATATTAAAAGATTTTACAGATAATAATTCTACTTATGCGCTATCTCATCCTATGGTTAAGTCTTCATCTAACCCAGGATTACTTGCACACCTATTAGGTGACTCAGTAGACGTAGATGAAACAGCACTTATTCTTCGTTCAGCACTTGGCGATCCAAAGGCTTTAGATGATTTACGTTTACAAAGAGCCTATATATCTGATGCTTTAGAAGCAGAGCGCGGTAAGTTATCAGCAGTAGATGAATTTAAATTATTTGCTGCTCCTGATGAAATGGGAATGTTACCATTT